GGAAAGTTTTTTCTTAAAACTTTCTGACAGTATTTATCTTTCTCAACAAATTTTACTGTCTCAAAAAAACCTGTTGAATCTAAACCTAATGCAAAGCCACCTATGCCTGCAAAAAGATCTAATACTTTTAATTTATTTGTCATCTCGTAACTTTTTTATTTCTAGTTCACAGTAATGAATAATTTTTTCTAAATCTTTAATCTTATCTTTTTTCAAATACCTACAAACATATTTCACAACACACCCTTGGAAGAATGATAAATTATTTTTTGAAATAAATTCATACGGTTGTATGCGAAAATTTTTATAATGTGATCCTCCAATCTGTCTTTCTTGTGGTAATAAAGAATCAAATATACTTTTATCTGTCATAAATTATAACCATACCTTTCTATTTTTGCTCTCATTAAGTATAAATTTTT